GCAATGGTGATCGACAAAGCCGAGTCGATGGAAGACGTCAACGATCAGCGTCAAATCTTCGTCGATAACGAGCCCGCGATCTGGCGCAAGATCAACAAATGGCTCGCGGTTTACGGAGACGCGATGGTGGACGGTCTGCGTGGGATTAGCCTTCCCGAGAACTTCGAGGAAAACTTCGTTATGATCTTTAACGAGGCTCCGGTGATTCTGAGCGAAGCCGAGAAGCTCGCGAATCTGAAGGCCCGGAAGGAGCTCGGGATTGATACCATGCTCGATCTGATCATGAAGGATAACCCAGGCTTTTCGCTCGAGCAGGCCGAGGAGAAGCTAAAACAGATCCTAGCTGAGAAGATCGTCGAGGAGCTCGCCCCACCAGCACCGGCGGCACCAGAAGCGCCAAAGCCAGAGATGGAAGAGCCGGAAGACGAGGAAGATATTGCCGAGGGGGAAGATGAAAACGGTCAAAGCGGAAGCAACGGAAACGAAGACAGCCTCGACTCTTGAGTTCAAAGAAGAACTCATGGGCCTCAACAAGGCTCAGAAGAAGGAAGTGCTCGATCAGATCGGGGAGCTCCTGGTCGAGCAGATCCTAGAAGCGGTCGGAGATCAGAAGAGCCCGGTCACCGGAAACGCCTTTAGGCCGCTCTCCCTCGAGTACGCAAGGCGCAAAAAGGAAGAGGTCGGGAACACTAAAGCGAACCTTGATCTTTTCGGGGATATGCTTCAGTCAGTGGATTACCGAGTCCTGGATGACAAGATTGAAATCGGCGTTTTCGGATCCGAGGCCCCGAAAGCCGATGGGCACAACAACATCTCAGGTGAGTCTAAAATCCCCACCAGACGATTCATCCCGGCACAGGGCCAGACCTTCACCCAAGAGATTAAAGCGCTTGTAAGGGCCACTGTAGACGAATACAAGGCCGACAACCTAAGCCTGAAGAAGAAAGACCTAAAAGAGATCCAAAGCCAAAAGGAACTCTACGATTACCTGAAAGAAACGCTCGGGGATATGCCACGGGCGAAGCTGAAGGAGCTCGTACTCATGTCCGAAATGGCCGTGTCGCTCGATGAGTTCAATCTTCTGGATCTTTTATGAAGAAATTTACTAGCAAAACACTCGACGTCACTTGGGCCTACGATCTGAAGAAAACCTTGCAGGAAAACTTCAGCAATCGCCAATGGGCGAAACTCAGTCAATACGTTGTCGACCAGCAGATTTTAAAAGACCTAAGCAAGGGCAATTCTCCAGTGAACAAAGCTCGACGCCTGGCTAAGTATTCCGAGCGATACACCAAGGCAATCAAAGGCGAACTGGGGAAGAAAAACAACAAAACAGTGAGGCCCGTAAACCTCACGCTGACGGGATCCATGCTAAGCAACTACGACGCGAGGCCCGGAGAAGATACCTTCGAAATTACCCTCGGGATTCACGGAGACGCCCCGGAGCTCGATAAAACAAAGGCAGGCGTCCACAACGTCGGCAACAAGAAAACTCCCCGCAGGCCATTCGTGCCACTTGCCGGCGAATCCTTTACCAGAAAAATAACTCTAGAAATTCGAAAGCTGTTTGCTTACTGTTTAGATCAAGCAATCAATAGGAGGAAAAATAGATGACTGAGTCTAATGAAAACCAAGCCCCACAACCCGAAGCGCCCGCCTCTGAGCAGACCTTCACCAAAAGCGAAGTGCAGCGAATCCTGGACGAAGCCAAAGCCTACAAGGCCAAGGTGCAAGAGTTCGAATCTAAGATCAAAGCCAAGGAAGTAGAAGAGCTTACCGCCAATCAAAAGTGGAAAGAACTCGCAGAACTCAAGGAACGCGAGGCATCCGAAGCCAGCGAAAAGGCAGAAAAACTGAAGCTGGCGTTCGTGAACAAGGAAAAGATGTCGGCACTCAAGGAAGCGGCTCTCCATGCCGGGATTAGAAAAGAATCTTTGCCCGATCTTCGCCTCATTGACTTTCCAGAAGTAAACCTTCAAAATGGAAACGAAGGCGAGTTTACCGTCTCGGGCGCTGACAAGGCGATCCAACGGCTGAAGGTTCTGCGACCTCACTGGTTTCAGAGCTCGATTCCGGCGGTCAATTCGGCTTCTCCTGCTGTGACTGGCGATGGGGGCTCAATCACGTTTGATGGCGTGAAAAAGCTACAAGACGAATATAAAAAAAACCCGTCGGCTGAAAATGCCGATAAATATAAAAACGCACTTCTTCAATTTAAGAAGCAAGCGAAATAGGAGCTAAAAAATGGCAGATCAAATTGAAAGAGCCAGTACCGAGCTGTCAGTGCTGGTCCCAGAGTTGTGGAGTGCGAAATATTATGACGAACTCCTCGCGAGCCTTCCGATGGCTGACACCATCGCAAAAGACTATCAGGGCGAAATTCAATCGCTCGGCGACACCGTGAACGTGTCGAAATTCCCTGAGTTCGGCGATGCCGTTGAACTTGCTGAAGATCAGAAGAACGACGCTGCGGCGATCACCGTTCAACAGATTCAGCTTGTGATCAACAAGCGTATCGCTCAGGACTTCATCATCACCAACCTGGCGATGATGCAAGCTCTTCCCGCGATGGAGAAGCTCCAGGAGCTCGCGATCTACAGCATCATGAAGAAGATTCAGGCGCTGATCATTTCTTTGATTGTTCCATCTTCGTCTTCGCCAGATCACACTTTGGCTTATACCACTGGAACTACCCTTGCACTTGCTGACATCCTTGCAGCTAAAGAACTCTTGGATGCCCAAGATGTTCCTATGAGCAACCGTCATATGTGCGTGGGTGCCGCTCAGCTCAACGATATGTTCAACATCACTGGATTTACCTCCACTGATTTCGGCGTGTCGAATGCTCCCCTCCTGAACGGTGGATTGCCTAGCCAGATCCTCGGCTTCATTCCGAACTTCTCGAGCTTGTTCGGGAACACCTCTTACTTCTATCACTCCTCCTTCTTCCAGATGGCGGCTCAGGGTGGAATGAATGTTTCCGTGTACGATCTCGGCGTCGATGGAAAGCGTGCTCAGCGCGTTAACTGCGACACCCTGCTCGGACTCAAGCAATTCGACAACCTTCGCGTTGTAACCATCGCTTAATCGAAAGGACAAAAAACGATGTTTAAGAATCAAGAGTTCCTTGTTGTAAAGCACTACGAGTTCGGTAAGTCCGGCTCTGGTAATTCCTCCGACGATCCCGCCTCTCCAGTAGACGGCGATGTCGTTGCGATCCTTGCTGATTGCGTCATCGAAAACGTAGACGTGATCATCAAGAGCGCAGTGACCGGCTCGATCGACGTCGGCGACGACGACGACGCAGACGGCTTTGCTGCCACCTCTGGAATCACCGAAGGCACCGTGGGCGTGTACGTTGGTGCAGGTGCATACCTCACCAGCGGCGCGAAGAAGCGTTATGCTTCTGCCGGCAAAGAAGTGAAGCTCGACGCTACCACGATCACCGCCGGTTCCTTCGCTGTTAAAGTAAAAGGCTATCGCATTTAGTCCCTAGCCACACAAACTAGAGGCGTCCGTGGCATGAACCCCACGGGCGCCTTTTTTACGGGGAGTTTATGAGCGCTGCTACTTACAATTTTACAATCGAGCAGGGAGCTACCTTTTCTAAGGTAATTACCTGGAAGGACTCCTCTGGCGCTGGAATTAACCTGACCGGGTATACAATCACCGGGAAGATCAAGCGCAAGACAAGCGATCAGAACGCATTAGCGACGTTTACGGCCACGCTAGCGAACCAAGGCAGCAATCCTGGGCAATTCACTTTGAGCCTCACTGCGACTGTCACAGCGAGCCTGCCGAGCGTTACGGGCCCCACCGCCGAGAAGGCGCTTCTCGAGTGCGTCTATGACGTCGAGGCTACCACCGGATCAACGGTTTATCGTCTGCTTGAGGGCATCGTCAGCGTATCTCCCGAGGCCACTCGATGAGTCAGACAATTATTATCCAGCAAACTGAAAACAAGCTGATCGTTACCGAGACGCTGAACCAGCTTATCATTCAGGAACAACCGTCTACTTTGGTGCTGGAAGAACAAGGAACGCAAGGGCCGGCAGGGCAAGGCGTGCCGATGGGTGGAACGACTAATCAGGCACTGACCAAAAATTCCAATACTGATTACGATACCGAATGGAGCACGATTGATAAGGCTTTCGTGG